CCGCAAAAAAATATATACTACCCTGGCTCTCCTTTACAACACGCATTTGGGGATACAGATAAAAGAGTCGTTTGCATCATAGACGAAAAAGGCGCCATTACAAATATAGATTTAGATGTACCCAAAAAAACGATAATCAAAAAAACCGTTTCAGACATATCAAAGGTTAACATGAAAGACTTGCATTCTCATTTAAAAATAAAATTAACAGCTACGCCGGAAGAATTTAAGGCGTTTAAACAAACACAGCAATACAAAGAATGTATTGAAAAAGGGGTAAAAATACAATTGGATGCAAAGCCTGTAAAACGCGACGAGTCGTCAACTATTGCAGAGCAGACAAGTTTTAGACTTTTATTGCAACATTTGGTGGAAACAGACGGCGATTCGTTATTAAAAAAAATTTACATTGACATACTGGCTAGTCGTCAACATGCTGTGATATAAAATTAAAAAAAATATTAATATAAATGAGGAAAAATGTTACGTTCATCGATGATTTAATTGATACCAATACTCTAATGTCAGGTAGTGATTATATTTCAAAAGGAAACACAGAACGTGACGAATATATAAATCAAATAAATAATAAACACATCCGAAAAGATAACTCTAAAGATATAGCATACGCAATGAACGGTGGAAGTACTCCTGTAAGAGAAAATTTTCAAATTCAGCCGTATCAACAGTCATTTCAACAGCCTTTTCAACAACCGTTTCAACAGCCTTTTCAACAACCGTTTCAACAACCGTTTCAACAACCGTTTCAACAACCTTTTGTATTTGAAGAGCCTGTTAAACACCAGCGTCACAACCATTTTTTTGATCCGGAAGAGTTATCTTGTATGACAGTTTCAAATCATATTAAAGACTGCCCAATTTGTTCAAAATTTTATAATTGTGATAATTCCATATATATTGTTTGTATCGTGTTGCTTATAATGGTATGTGTTATTTTATTAAAAAAAATCATTGAAAAATAACAATTATTTAAGATTTAAATAATTGTCTCTACACAAATGTCATTATTAAATTATGACGCAATAGTCATGTCAGGTGGAGGTATGAAAGGTTTTGCGCTGTTAGGGGCAATTCAATATATGATTGATAATAAATTGATTGGTGACATAAAATATTATTCGGGCACAAGCATTGGAGCTGTTATTTGCTATTTTTTAGCAATTGGCTATACGCCAATTGAAATGGTTGTTTACATCATTTCAAATAATGTGTTTGATAAAAAGGATTACAAAGGAATTGATTCAATCTTAAATGGAGAAGGCATATACGACTTTTCCATTTATTCGTCACATTTTAAAAAAATGTCAATCGATAAAATTGGATACATTCCAACTTTTAAAGACCTTTATGAAAAAATGGGGGTTATACTTTTTACGTGTACCTATAATATTACCAAAAAGAAAAAAGAATATATATCTTTTTATACTTACCCAGACATGAGTTGCATTGACGCCATTACTGTATCATCAAGTTTACCCTTTATATTCAATGACTGTATATATAAAAATGAATATTTTATAGACGGAGGCTTTGTTGACAATTGCCCATTTTTTCCAATTGTTACGTCTGAAAACGGTAAATCATTACGCATCGTCATCTTTAATACTCAAACAAATGTAAGCAATGAATACGAAAAACTTGTTGATAAAATCTTCATGTTGTTAACCATACCAATCGAAGAGTTGCAGACCATTCAATTAAAAGATATGACTGAAAATTGTACATATATTCCAATTCAAATTGACTCTATTAATTTTTATGATTTTCATATCAATCACTCAAAAAAACTTGAACTTTTTTCAGTTGGATATAATTCTGTAAAAAATTTTTTACTAAACTAATTAATCATTTAAAGCTCTTTCAATAAAGTAAAATGTTGAGGAAACCGGTAATAACTGTCACTAAACTTTTTACAGAAAGGCCAAGTTTTCGACCAAAAAAATTTCCAAGAATGCCAAATATGTATCTTGAATTAATTGAAAATAAAGGTAAAATTAAGATTGATTTAGTAAACCAAGAATATAAACCATCCAATACAGAACAAACTGACCGTGACCGTGAAAAAGCCAGCGATGAGCGTGATCGTGGTGATCGTGAACGTGATGACCGTGACCGTGATGATCGTGATGAACGTGACCGTGGTGATCGTGAACGTGGTGATCGTGAACGTGATGACCGTAAACGACGTGATGACCGTAGTGATCGTGAAGATCGTGATGACCGCGAAGAGCGTGGCGAACGCGAAGACCGTGAAGATCGCGAACGACGCGAAGATCGTGATGAACGCGAACGACGTGATGACCGTAGTGATCGTGATGACCGTGAAGATAAAAAATCACATGAAAGATCTCCTCCCCCCAAAGAAGAAGATGACGGGTTGTCCTCAAGACTTAAGGAGCTTTTAAAAGATAATAGATCACCTGATAATGGGCGAGATCGCGAACGTGACCGCGACCGTGACGGAGACGACGATAGGATTTATACCGCCCCTCGTTTATCTGAAATAGCAGGAGGAACAACCTTGCAACGAAAAGTTATACCTGATATCTCACGTAATAATGTCCAAGACGACGAAGATCTAAAACGTGAACTTTTATTTAAATTTGATTTGCTTCGAAAATCCTATAAAACTGCAAATATTCCAGAGTTTACCATACACAGTGATTATTCTACAATGCAACGTACATACGATTCGACGATTCGTCAGGTAAATGTAGACAGCAATATTGAAACATATAAAAGTTATCTTATTACAGGATTTTATATCACTGAATTTGTGCTTGGCTACTGGCTTAAATTTGATATGCAAGATTTTACAAAGCAACAAATTGTAAACATGAACAAATACGAACATCTCCTGATTGAATTAGGTGAAAAGAATTATGTACCAGAAGGAAGCAAATGGCCTGTTGAAATTCGTTTGCTTTTCACTATTTTAATTAATGCGGCCATTTTTATCATTACAAAGATGGTAATGAAGAAAATCGGTGGAAGTTTATTTGGAACACCAGATGAAAGCATGCAACAACCTCCTAAAAGAAGAATGAGAGGTCCTGAAATAAATTTATAAAAACAAATATTATTTATAAAAAATAATTTATAAATAAATGAGTGAAGATGATTATGACACGGTACCACCACCAAAAATAAAAGAATCACCGAAAGGCTGGGTTTTAAAGTTTGATGATGACGATGATGCATTTTACTACAATAGAACACTCAAAATAAAACCAACACGAACACCTATTGATGCATCAGAATTCAAGGCATGGAAGATAAAAGTAAACAAAAAATGTATTTTGAAAATTGATGAAGAAGGTGATCCTTATTATATATGCATAAATGATGGAAAACCAGAAACGTCACGAACCGCTCCAGTTCGCATGAATAAGCTTTTTCCGTATGGAATAGAATTACTTTTAACTCCTCCTTTTTACAAAGAGCTTGATGAAAATAGAATGGTAACCATTGAAAAACCTGAACAGAAAGAAAAGCCGAAAGAAAAGACTAAAGAAAAGACTAAAGAAAAGACTAAAGAAAAGAGTAAAGACAAACCAAAAACAGATTTATCTGCATATCTGGAAGCATTAGCAAAAGGAATTCAATGTGACGAAGACACGCCTTGTGACGGAGATCATGAATGCGATTTAGAGACTAAAAGATGTGTCCCGAAATCAGATACATCTTATTATGATGATCTTAAACGTCATGAAGAAAACGGTACATTTTTTGTTGGAAAAACTGACACTATTGAAAGACTTGTTAAATCTTTCGCCGATAAAAAGGCAGCGGCTGCGAAAGAAGAAAAAGAAAAGAAAAAGGCCGATGAAGCCGCCGCCAAAGAAGCCGCTAAAGAAGAAGAAAAAAAGAAAAAGGCCGCTGAAGCCGCCGCTAAAGAAGCCGCGAAAGAAGAAAAGAAAAAAGCCGCTGGAGGTAAAAAGGCCGCTGATAAGAAAAAAAAGGAAGATGAAGATTTAAGCGTAGACGACGTGCTTGATACCGATTTTGATAATTTATCCGAATTACAGAAAGCGTTAATAGATTGCTTAATGCCCTCTTAATAAATTAATAAAATACATATAATATTTAAATTATATGTTGTATCTACTTGAATAAAAAGTCAAAAACATCGCCGTATTCAATTTTCTGTCCCATCCGCAATGATTTTTCTTTTATATGCATCTTTATAATCTGTAAACTTTCAACAACACATTCATGCACATTTTCGTAATGCATATCATCCATATAACTTTCACTTAAATCGTTATCTATATGTCTTGTTTCATTACTTTGTTCCCTCTCATCGCTATCGTTATCGATACCGTTTTTATCTTTATGCTTGTCTTCCTTCTTTTTACTCATATTATCACTTATCACTTATAAAATATGATCTGTTTTATTATAAACAAACTCACAAAATGACTTGAAAGAATAATCTTTATATAACAAGTTTCTAGTTTTTAAAACATACATTATTTTTTTATAAAGTAAAATCAAATCGTCTTTGTATTCATTATACCATTGCTTTTTTGTAAGCATTTTCATTTTATATCTATTTATGTACTCTTTAAATCGAGACTAATTTTCCAACTCTTTTAATTCGTTCTCAAGCTCTTTATCAAGCTCGTTTCCTTTTTCTTCATTTTCATCGTTTACGTGTTCATCGTTTACGTGTTCGTCGTTTACGTGTTCGTCGTTTACGTGTTCGTCGTTTACGTGTTCGTCGTTTACGTGTTCGTCGTTTACGTGTTTATCGTCTTTATCATTTACGTGTTCCTCGTCTGTACTTACATCTGTAAGTTTGTTGTATTCTTTATCATCTATTTCAATAAGTTCAACTGTTGCATGTTGTTTATAAACAGGAACTTGTTGAATTGAAAAAGTAGTAAACACTATATCTTCAAATTGGTCCTTATTTGGTTCAACTTGTCTTTGTTCAACTTGTCTTGTCTCGAGTTGTCTTTGTTCAACTCGCATTGCCTCGGCTTGTCTTTGTTCGGTTCGCATTGCCTCGGCTTGTCTTTGTTCAACTCGCATTGCCTCGGCTTGTCTTGTCTCGGCTTGTCTTTGTTCAGCTCGCATTGTGTCAACTTGTCTTGCCTCGGCTTGTCTTTGTTCAACTCGCTTTGTGTCAACTTGTCTTGGTTCAACTTGCCTTGGTTCATTTTTTAATTTTGGCGCAAATTGATTTTGAGAGTGTTGGACATTCTTAATTTCTTCGATCGCCATGTCTGATTTTTTTAACTGTTTTTTCAACTGTATAATACTATCTTGTAATATTGAAATTTCTTTTGAAAATTGCTCTTCAATACTCTTTACACGAAGCTCAAGTGATTTTGATTTTGTATGAAAAAAATATGTCATTGATCCAAGTATAATAATTTCAAGCGAAATGTGTAGTACTAATTTTTTATCCTGAAAAATCGACATTTTCGTTTCTATTTTTACTATAGAATAGTCTTTAAGTTGCTAAATTTAAAAGATTTATTTACCGCTTTTTCACAAAAAGCAGTACCAAAAACGTTACAGCATAATCTTAGTGCTGTCTATGATTAAAAAATGGGTGTAAAATTAAAATTGAGGTGTTCAAAAATTTCCTTCACAACATCATCGTGAAAACTTTTTCGATCCAACGTCTTTAACATATTAAAATCGTTTCTTTTACACGGATACTTGTGCTTGCGCAATAACTGAAAAAGTACATATTGTGTATTTATAAAACTTTTACGATCAATCTTTCCTGTAAATTTAAACTTTTGATCGTAGACATTTGAAATTTTATCAAAATCCTCCATCAACGCATCTTCAATATGAGAAATGTCATCCACCTTTTTACCCGTCAATTTATGGTATATCAACACAACATCTTCGTAATGCTTTGAATGCCCCGTCTCTTTTAAAAAAAGTAAAATGTGCTCTTTTGTGACACTTGAAAAACGTTTTGACATATTTTCGCATTGTTGTTGCGTTTGCACTATCCCATGGAGCTCTAGCTGGCTTTCTAAATCTTTATACACTTTATCATCTATCGACGCATTCTGTTTACCCTGATACTGATTTATGCAATCTTTGAAATGTACCCGTCTCTCGTATGTATATTTATTCGAAATATTTACACGCGAAATATCCTTGTAACAAGACGATTTATACGCCTTCTCTTCCTGTGACCCACACGACTCGCATATTTCAACATTTGCGTATTCGTTGTAAATAAACTCTTGTGTCGACTTGCACTTTTTGCACTCTTTCTTTTTTACAGGAGACTTGTTATTACTAGACACAATGTCTTCAAGTTCGGCGTAATCAATATTATACATTTTCAATATTTCAAGATATGTTTTAACAACCGTTCGTACGTCTTGATTGTCATTTTGTTTTTTTGTCATGAATGATATTTTTTTAGGTGCAATAAGCATCTGTTTATACGATTCCAATAAAGGCGTCACGTCCATCACATAAAAATTTAAATTTGTCTGAAAATCAATGCACGCTTGTTTATCTTTTAAAACCATTTCTACCTTGTCATTTAAATCTTTTATAATATGTATAGATAAAGAATTGTCTTTTAAAATATCCCTTATATCCTCAATCTGTTTATCAATATCTGTTATTTTATCTTCATTATTTTTCCATTTGTCGCGTATATTTTTATCAATATTCAATATGTCAATCTCCATTTATTTTTATTTATCTTTTTAATTGTGTATTACCACAATTAAAATTATCACCACTGTTTTTTATTTTCTCACTTTTGCTTTAAACCATTATATCATGATGATTATCTTTTTTCTCGTTTTTCGCTTTTTTCTCCTTGTTTGCAATCTTTTGTTGATGTTTACAGGCCTTGCAATTTGCACACAAACCATCCTTTGTTTGACGCGCCTTGTAAAAACACGAATGTTCCTTTACACTCTCGCATAAATTGCACCACTTGTGTGTACTTTTATCGTAATCAGGAATAGGGACAACCTTCATAACTTTACGTTTGTCGCCATACACACCTGTCAAATAACAATCTTTGCATAAACGACTTGTACCATCCTCGTTTCCTGCATTTTTAAAAAACCGTGAATATGGTAAAAATCGGCTTTCTTCAGTTTTATGGGTGACGCCTCCACAACGCTTTGTAAGGGCTTGGGATTTTTCGTCCTCGTCTTTATCGGCATTTTCTTCTACTTTGGATTGAGTTTGATGCGTAAGTTTAACATTGTGATCATTAAAAAGTTCGAGTTCTTGGTCGGTTTCGATTGTATAATCTAAACTTGTAATGTTTGCAATCTCGACCACATTTTTAATCAGATCTTCCGTTGTTACACCAGTAATAAATTCACGATTATTGGGATTTAATTGCTTTTCATATCTTCGTTTCATACTTGTTTCAAGCAAAACACAATCTTCAGTATACAACACAAACAATAATTTACAAAATGGATTTGATGTTCTATAATTACTAACTCGCTCTGTAATGTCACGAGACATTCCAACTTTTGTACGAATATCTTTGTCTTCATCTCTCATGATTACCAAATAAACACACCCGCCTTTCTTTAATTTGTAAAGCTCTTTCTTTCTTAAAAAAGATTGGTGATTGTAAAAAACACGTTCGTATTTCTTTGACAACATCATGTTCTGTTCACCTTGTGTCATTATAATCTTTGTTTTTTCGTCCAACTCTTTCTGATATTGTTCTTTCAATTCCGCAAATTTCTTTTCATATTCAGACTTTAATTCGTCTGACGATTTTTCTTTTCCTTGTTCAACCTTTCCTGTAACCAATAACTCCCTCATCCATCTTGAAACTTGCAATGAAAAAGATGGATTACACCACTGTGCTAAATGAAAAAATAAATCTGGATGAATCCATGTGCCTTGTTTTTTATTATACCCTCCCTTGTATACTTCTATTAAAGTTTCTTCCGGTAGTCCTATATTAATACTTAAATATTCAACAAATTCTTTTGTTTCTTTGTTTATTTTCCATAAAGCTAATCGTTTCCCAGATGCCTTACATAATGATGTTGCGCATATATAACCATCTTCTCTGGATGGAATAGTAAACATGTCTCCATTTGCTAATTTTAGTTCAAATTTAAAAATGTTTCCATTTTTTCTCAATGATGACATTTTGTTTTTATTATTATTTTATCTCTTTAAATCAATTTTAAAATTGAGTTACTACTTGGATAAACCAAGTTGCTTTATGGAACTTACATATATTTAAAAATTACCCTTATGTCGACTAAATAATATAGATTTTTAATTTTATGATGTTGATGTTTTCAAATTCTTAAGCCAACATAAAATAAATTTAAATATAATTTAAAAAAATTTTCTCCTCTATAATAAAAATGTCTATCGCTACCTCCAACTTAACATCCGGTTTTATCGATCTCGCCACTTATGACGAGCAAGAGAAATACACATACGGTGGCTCGGAATCCATCGCCTACTTCGTTCGCGAAGTTCGCAAATCGACATGGTTTACGCAGGTGCCGGTCGTGTTGAGCAAATCGTCAGGCCAATCTGGCTTTGGCCAACAATGGTCGGTCTCCATCTCTCGTGCTGGTGATTACCTCCTCCACACCTGGTTGCGCGTGGTCCTCCCCTCTGTGACAGCCGCCACGGCCAACGGCACTACGTTGGGCGCCACTGGTCAAGTTGTCAATGTCTTGCGTTGGACCCGCAACTTGATGCACAACTTGATCCAAGAGTGCAGTATCACATTTAACGATTTGGTGGCTGCCCGCTTTGACAACTTTCACTTGGACTTTTGGTCGTCTTTCACGGTGCCCTCCGGCAAGCGCAACGGCTACAACGTCATGATTGGTAACGTCAACCAATTGATCAATCCCGTGGCTGCCAACCCCCTTATCTTGGTCGGCCAAGGTGGTGTCCAAACCTCCACCACTGCTGGTACAGTTGGTCTACAAGTCTTGCCCTCTCAGGTGCTCAATCTTCCCCTTCCCTTCTTCTTTACGCGCGATTCCGGTATTGCTTTGCCCACGGCCGCCCTTCCTTACAACGAAATGCGTATCAACTTTTCGTTCCGCAACTGGACCGATTTGTTAATTAAGGATACATATGTACCTAATCCTACCTACAGTGGTGGTGCAGCTCCTTTCGCATTCACATCTGCAGCCGCTACCAGTGTTGTCCCTAATGCAACAAAAGCGGATACGACTACCACCACCACGGGTGCCGCAGGTTGCTGGGTGTCCCAACCTGCCCAACAATCCGATCTTGCCGTAAATGCCAACATTGACATTAGCAATTCGTGCCAAGTCTGGGCCAACTACGCCATTGTGTCGAACGAGGAACGCAAAAAGATGGCATGCGCTCCTCGCGATATCTTGATCGAGCAAGTCCAAACGGCTCCTCTTCAATCGTTTAACAACCAAAATCCGTTGAATACATCAGCCAGTTCTTTTATGGGTATTGCGAACGGTACTCAAATTACACCCCAATTTGACATCCGCTTTTCCCATGCCGTCAAGGTGCTCTTCTGGGCTGCCCGTAACAAGGCCAACTATGCCGCTTGGTCAAACTACACATCTGACCCTCAATTCCCTCTTGGCCCTCACCAATCGGGTAACATTGGTGCTCAGCCTGGTGTCAGTGCTCTCTTCGGTGTCGTCGACTTTACCGCCGGATCGGACCCCGTTGACAACACCTCGCTTATCTATGAGAACACCCAACGTCTCCAAAACATGGGCTCGGACTACTTCTCCCTTGTCAACCCTTGGTTCCACTCGCCCGTCATCCCTCTCGAGACCGGCTACCACAGTTACTCGTACTCCTTGGATTACTACAATATTGACCCTATGGGATCCACTAATTATGGTAAATTAACAAATGTGTCAATTGTCCCCTTCTCCTCGGCTGCCCAAAACAACTCGTGGTACTTTAACGCAAGCAACCAAGCCCCTGGACCTGCTGTCCCTATCACGGCCGTTGCCACCAAATACGATTTCATCACCACATGTGTCAACAACAACATTATCCGCATTTCTGGCGGTGCTCTTGGGTTAAAAAACTGGAAGCCCAAAATAGGAAGCTGCCGAAAACGTTACAATTCATCGTTTTCGGGTAAACAGTATAAGAATTGTACTCTTTTTACAAGAGTTATGTAACTTTCTAGTCCAAGTCTCTACGATTGGGCAAGATAATTTAAAATGACGGGAAACCCCTTAAGTCAATGCTACTAAACCAATCAGGAAACTGATTGTGTGGACAGGTTAATAGCCTCGTGTATAGTAATAACGCATTGAATTGGGCAATCCGCGGGTAAAGAACCTAAAATCGTTAATCGACTAGATTATGGTTCTCCCTCAACGACTACCGGATTATCGGTCTATGGATACTAGTCATATCTATATAGGTCTAAGGTATAGTCTACTCCTTTCCGAAAGGAAAGGTATTAGGAGAAATGTTCCAGTTCTCTAAAAGACCAAATATGGTCAAAAAAAATCAAAAAAAAAAAAACAAAATTTTCAATTTCATAAAATTGAAAATAAAATCAAAGACTTTATTTAAATTAAAAATGATTGGTTATGTTTATAGTATAACAAATACAAAAACATCTGACATATATGTTGGTTCTACCATTCAAAAACCCGCTTATCGTTTTAAATCACATCGAAGTAATGCAAAATCTGGAAAGAATGGAAAATTATACGACCATATAAGAGAGATTGGCATTGAACATTTTAATATAAACGTATTAGAAGAGTGTTCTATTGAAAATGAGTCGGAATTGTGTCAGAAAGAAAGAGATTATTATACAAAATTAAAACCATCTCTTAATATGATAGCTCCTCGTATTTCAGAAGTTCATGAAACAGGCAGAATTTACAAGATGTTTTTTAAAAATGATGTCTCGATGTTTTATATTGGTTCGACAAAGAAAACGATATCTAAAAGATTAGGTGATCACAGATCTGCTTCAAATGAAGGAACTACTCCTATTTATACTTTTATGAGACAAAATGGAAAGGATAATTTTGATATTGAATGTGTCGAAGATGATATACCGATTGATCAGTTAATTGTTCGTGAAAATCACTGGATTTCAGAATTAAAACCAACATTAAACAAAAATTTATTTTTATGTAGAACAGAACAAGAGCGTGATAAAGCAAAATATGTTAAAAATTGTGAAAAGATAAAAGGACGAGTAAATGAACGTCGCTTATTAAAGCGAGATGAGATTAATGCACAAAAAAGAGATCATTATAAACAAAATAAAGAAAAGATATCTGAGAAAAGTAAGCAAAAATGGTTGGAATTAAGAACAAAAGAAATAACACTTTATACACAAAACCCCAACTTTACAAAAGAGTTGCTATCAACAAATACAAACATTCAATTAAAAGAAATTATGAGAAAATTTGGATTTGATAACTCTCCAAGGGTAAAAGAAAAATTGATTGAAAGAATTTTAAAGGAGCAACAAACACTATTTAATTAAATTATCATTAAGATGATAATTTAAAAAAGTTTAATTAAACCATTGGCCTACAACGACTGATTTGTAATTTCAACTGCATGTTTTCCAGTTGCAAGTCGCGTACGCGTTGTTCTAGTCGACGAATCTTCATGGGCAAGTCGTTTTCATCCAAGAACGTTTCGGTCATTTGCAAAAATGAGGCAAGTTTTTTGGTGGATTTGTAAACTTCTTTTTGCTTGTTAAAGTCGGCTTGGTAAGGCAATAGAAAATCGTGCAACAATTTTTCAATGGGTCGCCCAGATACCTTGAAAATTTTGATAAGACGCCATTGGCTATACATCGATTCAGACGACGTGTGTTTTTTGTTGCGTTGTAACATTCGCCCGTCGGAGAAGCCGATTTTAAGCATCCCCTTGCCTATATAAGAGGCATAGATGACGGAATCGGTGGTATATTCTTCAAGCTTGACCTCTTCTTCAAGCACTTCGGCTTCAATATCCATTTCGGTGAGCGTTGCAAAGGCTTTGACAGGCCTTTCAAGCGCGACGGAGCCGGTGGATAATAATTGTTGAATCCAACCTGTCACATTGACTGCAAATTCTGACGAAATCCAATATGAAATGTGGATAGCTACTTGGGGATGTACCCAAGTGCCTCTGTCATCGTTATCACCGTCTACTTTTATGTCAATTAAACATTTTTTGGGGCCGGGAAGAAAAGTGACCAACCCTTTTTCTTCCATATACACTCTCATTTTTTCTCTTGTAGCAAGTGTTTCTAGAAATTCCTTTGTTTTATCAGTTCTATTCCAATTTTTAAATTCTTTTCCTCCGGCTTTGCAGAGTTGAGTGGCATTGATATAACCGTCTTCAACACGTGAGATGACTTCGATGCCACCAAGTAAAATACGATCTTTTTGTTCCTTGTCTTTTTGATCATCGATATCTTTTTGTTTTAATGCTTGGATCAATTCGTCTTTTTGTAAATTGTTGTATTCAAGAAGCCCTCGATCTTTTGCAAGCAATTTTAATTTATTTAAACTCGTATCAATATACTCAAATACACTATCTTCATCTTCTTGATCGACTATGATTTCACTGATCAACGTGTCCTTGTCAAGATTTGTTGAGATACCACGTTCTTTGGCCACTTCTTTAAGTTGAAAGATGTGTGCTTGCAATAAAAATTTATAAAAATTTAATATTTTTATAAAGAATGTCAGAGTCATTTGTAACCATACCCAAAAATCTTGCACAGGCCTCTCCTTATTTTATAAGCATTGCCGCGATGTGTGCATTGCTTATAACAAACGACAAATGGTGCTTGTGGTTTTTGGTGTCCTACATCGTGCTTGGGGAAGGCTTAAATCATCTTGAAAAATTTGCATTTAAAAATATGTTAGATCCAGTGGATCCATGGATTCGCCCTAATCCACCGCAATCGGGGTGTGGCATTTTCAACGACTGTTCGGCCAACGGTAGTAAGACATTTGGGTTTCCAAGCGGTCATGCCCAGACAACGACATTTGCGGCGATGTTTTGGAGTCTTTACATTTACAGACAAACAAAATGGAGCACAGCTGAAAAATGTTTAAAAATAAGCCTATTGTGGATTCTTGCAGCGCTTGTGTGGTACAGTCGGGTAGATATGGGGTGTCACAATTGGACACAGATTGCGGGTGGCATTGCGTTTGGAGCGACACTTGGCGCGGGGTCGTATATGCTAATTGAAAAGCACGCCCCTTTTTAAAAAAAAGCGGCACCAAAAAAAAATAGTTCTTTTAAAAAGCACGCCCCTTTTAAAAAAAAGCGGCACCAAAAAAAAATAGTTCTTTTAAAAAGCACGCCCCTTTTTAAAAAAAGCGGCACCAAAAAATGCACTTTCTTTCACTTGTAAAGTTTTTGGTACGGCTTTTTGTGAAAAAGCGGTATTACGTGTAGGCCTCGGCGAATTCCATATAAAAATCATCTGAATCGCCGTACAATGGCTGACCCGCGGCATAAGCCGGTACAGCACGTGTCCCGTTTCCTGTGCCCACTGTGGCTTGTTGTTGGTGACGAGGCGCTTCTTTGTTTGTAAACTTTTCTTTGGTTTGAATCTTGCTACTGACCTCAAAAATAAAACGCTTGACTTCATGTTCGTCGTGAGGGCCGTCGTAGCGCACAAACGGCTTTCCGGCGACGTACAAAATCATCAATG